CAGTACAGGGGCGGGACCATCATCGAGACAGGCAGAACTCTCATCAGAAAACCCCTCAGATCAGATGTCTACTACGACGTCCTCTTCTACGACTATCTCAGAGGTTTATTCCCGGATCTTGAGCGGCAATACCGATGGACTGACATGGGGGCAGAAAAAGAGCGCAATGAACTACGAAAGTACCTATGGGGATCCGAGACGGGCAGTACCACTAGACAACTCCCTCTGGGACTTCATTCAACAATGGGCAGAATCGAAGATTCCAACGGAAAAAGAGAAACAGGAGATCGAAGAGTGGATGCGTTCGAAGAGGAACGACCGCCAACGGAAGGAGGACGACAGAAACCCCAATGCACCTCCCAATCAACACCAACCACCTGGCTTCGAGTCGGGGGACAAGAAGTGTTGTCCGAAGAAGTAGAATCTCCTCACACGCGTGTGTTTGATCAGCAGCTCACACATGCGCTCAACACCTTTGATCTTGACACTGCTGCTGCCTGGACTTTCGAAACTTATGTCTCAAGAATTGGTTTAGTTGAGGGAATGCGCACGATAGACGAAATTAAAATAGATCTCACAGGTTCAAATGGTTTTCCCTGGATACATTCAAACTCGACGGGCTACAAGTTACAACAACGTCCGAAAGCAGGCGCTACCTGGCGTAATAAGGGGGAGTGGCTACATGGTACATCCATCCTGCCATCCTGTAAACCTTATTTTGTCTGGTGGCTCGACCGCGCTGCCCGGATAGGTGATCATGACTATCCTGAACTCACCTGGTACGGTTTTCCAAAACATGAGATATTACCAATTGAAAAAGCAAATAGAAAGACACGGCTAATAACTGCCGCACCAGTGGAATTGGCCCTCTTGGGGGACATCTGCTTGGGAAAGATTTTTGACTCTATTTCCTGTACTTTTCTGGACCTTCCACACACCCTGGGGTTTACACCCTACGGGGGTGGCTGGAATGCCTTAATTACACGGATTACCGAGGGCAAGATGAATAACGTCATACAGACAGCTGACATAAAACAGTTTGACGGTCACCTAATGGTGCCGCTCCTCGAAAAGGTAAGAATTTTCTTCAGGAGAATAACAAACTGCCATCGGGAAGATACTCCCGAGAGGCACCGTCAAGCGCGTCTAATTGACTACTTATTCAGTGAGCTCAGGTGTAGTTTCATTACTCTTTCTCATGGTGGTGACTTCTTTAAGGAAGGTGGTAATAACTCAGGTACGCCTGGAACAACCTACATCAACACAATAGCCCATGAAATGATCCAGAGCTATAACGCCATTCAAATGAATTACAAATATTGGAACTGGTCAAAGGTTAAGCGTGTGCTCAATGGAGACGACGTAATGACCCAGAGAATGCCTGACAAGTTTTGGGAGAGCTACAATCATTTTGGTATGACGGTTACCGTTAACACAGGGCGACCGAACCAAGTTGACTATCTCTCGCATCTCTCTGTCTGGACTCCTCTCGGGTATGTTTGTAGACCGAAAACAGACAAAGCACTCTACAGCCTTATGACAAGTGACCATAAACACTATCATGCCTTTCGATCAACCAAATGTGCCTCACTCTACTTACAAAATTTCTGGGGACCCTATAAGCACGTCTTCGAAAAATGTGCGCGCCAAACAGGCTTCCACTGGACTGACGAATCAATAATTGACTTCTGGACTGGCGTTCTTATCGGAGGTGGTGGTTTTTTAAAAGAACACAGTCTAACACAACCAGAACGTAACGATTCTAGTCAAGAAACAATGCCCAAAAATCAGGCATCCAAACCCACTACTCTGGAGATCGCTGTCAAGCCGCAGGTTCCCAGCGCCCAGACCGGCTCACAGAAGAAGAAACAACCAACTCAGAGTATAGAAGCAAGACAGAAGCGTAACCGAAATCGTGCTCTACGAAGGAAACGAAACGCAGCTGAGTATAGGGCAGCCTATCCAAATGAGGCTGACTCTACGAATATGCTCATACAATCAGTTGGCCTGCGGAAGAAAAAAACTAAGGTACTCAAGTAGGCTCTTCATTGAGAGCCTCACCAACCCTTGTGGTGATGGTAACGTTGCCTACGGTGATTTCCGGCCTCCTGATGGCAGTACTCAGAAGAGTGTGCCTAGCGCTATTCATACTAGTAGTTCCCTTACTCCTACTAGGTTTCCTGATTCCTGGCAAGACTTTACGCACTACAATATCTACACCGTAATGATGCCACTTCTTCAAGACCTGGGCTTCAGCGTCGCCACTCCTACTGACCAACTCAACTGGCAGGATCTCTACACACAAATCTTCTACCGGTGGGAAGCACTTGTCAAATGGGATGACGTGAAAGTAGCTACAACAACTGAACCAGTTGAGTACGTGGAATGCTTGGTTCGCGTCTGGTCTCTGAAATCTCTTCAAGGTGACTTCGCTTCAAAACCAACAGACGTCTTTACATCCTGGCGCCTCATAGGCCGTAGCTGCACTATCATACCTAATACTAGTGCACTCGCGAATGAAGGCAATGTCTTCTCTACCAGCTTTGCAACTGACGTTGCTGAAATGAATGCAAGAGTCGAAGCTTCAGCGAAAAGAGTCCTCATGGCTGGCTTTGCTAACGATAAGCCTCTGGCGGCCACTGAACATACGAGACTCTGCAACCTGGTTGCGATTCCTGAACCTCTACAGGAAGATCTTGCCTCATCGGACGCTAAGGCCTATACCGGCGCAGCCAAAGATGGTGTCTACACAATCACACGATCCTTGCAAGCAGATCGTAAGTGGATTTCTTCGTCTTCAACGAGGCCTTGCATTCTCGTTCCTCCGGGCCATGTCCCAGAGGATATCTTCCTAAAGGATGTAACCTACACAATGACCGACCTCTTCGATAGAAATCATACGTGTAACATCATACTACTGACTGGTATAAACAAAGACTTCAGTGCCACAATAAACTTCCATACCTATAGCGAGTTCCAGGCCACCAGTGGGTCTGTCATATCACAATTTAACATGCCGACACCCGCTCCTGATCCTAGTGCCATTCAATTGGCCGCTGAGATCCATCAACACCTGGCGAGCGGCTATCCTGCTGCCTACAATGAACGAGGCATGCTGGGTGGTATACTTACTAACCTGATATCTAAGATACCTGTTGTTGGCGGCTTGCTTGGCAATCTTGCTGGTGGCCTCGCTGATTCTGTCTTTTCTGGAATATAATTATGGCTATCGTCTGCCTAAGACGATATGGCTATCGCATTGCCCAAATGCGACTAAACAATATGGCCATTGCACTGCCTAAGTGCAATCTAACCAAAACAATAAAACAACAAAAACAAAGCAGCCAAAATAAGTTGTAGCTTTTGCCTAAGCACTAGTTGCAACTCATGGAGGCGGTATGCGGGAGCGTTACTAGTAATCTCCTCACACATTGACGCGTGTGCCATGCATAGTCACAGGGTGCTCATACGCCCAAACACACGGTAGACCTCGAGTCTTGGTTGAGTAAGCGTATGAGTTGGGTATAGCTTCGGCTTCCCTGTATCTAGTAGGGTTAACTATTGGAAAGCAGTCTTCGGGCTGTAGACCACACCAGAAATGGTGCTGACCAGTCGCGACCACTTGCTTGCGGGCTTGTGGCCAATGTGACAAATGGAGATGCGATATACGTCCCCGCGGGTATGGTCAGATGGGATTCCTTGTGATGCAGGGAAGCCCATCCCTGCAAACTCACAG